CATCGTGTTCTACAACTTTGACTACGAGCTCGAGATTCTTAGGACACTGCCCAAAGCACTTGGACATGACAGCACGGCCCTTGCGGAGTGGAACGGCCACAAGCATGAAGAGATACCAGAGACCGAAAGATGGGTGTATTTGGTCCAGTACATCGCCGGTGCAGAGGGCTGGAATTGCGTCTCAACCAACACCACAGCCTTCTGGAGCCTGACATATTCGTACAAGTTGTGGGAGCAGGCTCACGGGCGTACAGACCGTCTAAACACTCCCCACTTAGATCTGTTTTACTACGCAATGCGTTCTAGGAGCCAGATTGACCAAGCCGTTTGGAAGGCTCTAAAAGCGAAGGAAAACTTTACCGAACGAAAAACGGGGATAGCTATTCCGGCCTTTTCCCCTTCTGTAGAGCCAAAAACCTGAAAAGGGTACCCGCCCCGGTTGCACCCCGAAAACTTTTCTATAGGGATATTTTTAGTACTTTTCCCGCGTACAATAAAGTTTTTGGACTGTAAACGGGGCGGCTCCATCAAAGGAGGTGTTTATGGAAAGATGGGTCGGAATCGAGGAATTCCCCAAATACAGCGTCTCTGATCATGGCCGAATCAGACAAGACGACTTTGACAGGCTTATACATCCTAGGGCGAATCAGTACGGCGGGGTCTATGTTGGCCTGCAGAGATACGGTGTTCAGCACGTTCGATCGCTGCCTCTCATCGTGGCCCATACCTTTATTCCTCAAGGTGTAGCCACCTTTGATACACCTATCAATCTAAATGGGGACAGGTTCGACTGCCACGTCGACAACATCATGTGGCGGCCTCGTGCGTTCGCCCGTAAGTACAACCACCAGTTCAAGGAGCCATATTTCAGAACCATAGAGGACCGCGTGTGGTGCATAGAGACAGGGGAACGGTTCCCTAACAGCTTCACTGCCGCGTGTCGTTACGGCCTTCTGGACAGCGATGTGGTGGCCAGTATCGAGTACATGACTTACGCATGGCCGACCTATCAACGATTCGAGCTCGCATAAAAAGCAGATATTGACTCGCATAGAATTCGCGGACTATAATAGATAGGAGGAAAATACCTCTGCTTTCTTTTATGCCCAGAAGGGTGGCGCTAACCTTGAGTACATACACGACGTGCCACCTCCCATCGATTGTTGGGTGCGGAGAATGTGACACGTGTCTAGGAGGACTGATGGCAGAGAACAAGTATCAGGCTGGATTGATCAAGAGGCTCAAGCAACGCTTCCCAGGTTGTGTGGTCCTCAAGAATGATCCGAACTACATGCAGGGGATCCTCGACCTCACGATCCTGCATCATCACTGCTGGGCGATGCTCGAGGTGAAGGACTCAGCGCAGTCTGCTCGCCAGCCCAACCAGGAGTTCTACGTCAAGTCGTTCAGCGAGCTCTCGTTCGCCGACTTCATTTACCCTGAGAACGAGGAGGAGGTGCTGGATGCGCTGGAAGAAGCATTCGCATCTCGAGGGGCAACACGCGTTTCTTAGCCCGAGTACCTACCACTGGATCAACTACGACGAAGAGAAGCTGAAGTTCCGGTGGAAGACACTTCGTGCTGCCTTGGAAGGCGTAGAGCAGCATCGTTACGCCGCCATCGCTATCGAAGAGAAGGAGTATCAGGACGATGAGACGTCGACCCTTGGGCTCTACATCAATCAGTGCATTCAGTACAAGATGCATCCTGAGGTTGTTCTGTACTACTCCCCCAACGCGTTCGGTACCGTTGACGCAATTGCATTTAGGTACCGGAGGCTCAGGATCTCAGACCTCAAGACAGGCGTCACGCGTGTGTCGGAGCACCAGCTAGAGGTCTACGCAGCATTGTTCTGCCTCGAGTATGAGGTGGATCCGTTCAAGATCAGTATTGAACTCCGCATATATCAACATGGCCAGGTTCTGGTGTACGAAGCAGATCCGGCCTTCATCAAGGGGATCATGGACAAGATCGTGCAGTTCGATGTGATCATCAACTCACTCAGAGAGGAGGTGTCGTAATGAAGATGACGGAAGAGAACTATCTCGCTCACTACGGCATTCTCCGAAAGTCTGGGCGATATCCTTGGGGCTCTGGTGGAACCCAGTCCGCTCGGAACCGGTCGTTCCTTGACATCGTCGAGGCTCACCGTAAGCAGGATGGATGGACCGAGAAGCAAATCTGTGACGCGTACGAGCTTACCGTCAAGCAGTATCGCGCGCTCAAGTCGATCGCTTTGGCTGAGCAGAAGCAGATGAACATCAACATGGCCCAACGCCTTGCCGACAAGGGATATTCCAATGTCGCGATTGGCGAACGGATGGGACGGAACGAGTCCTATGTCCGATCCCTCCTCGCAGAGGGTGCGGCCAGGAAGGCAGACCAACTTCAGAACATCTCTGAGATGCTGGAGAGGGAAGTCAACAAGAAGGAAATTGTCGACATCGGTATTGGTGTTGAGAGAAACCTTCCCCTCGCTGGCAACGCCGCATCATCCATTGGTGTGTCGAAGGAGAAGTTCCAGACAGCTGTGGCCATTCTCCAAGAGAAAGGTTATGGCGTCCACACGGTGCCCATTCCTCAGTTGGGTACTGGAGAGAACACGACTACCAAAGTTCTCGTCAAGCCTGGCGTTACTCAGAGAGAAGCGTTTCTGAGAAGGCACGACATCAAGTCGATTCAGGAGAAGACTGATGATGGTGGAGACACGTTCTCCGCTGTCGGTCCTCCCAAGTCGATGTCGTCCAAGCGCATCAAGGTCATCTATGACGAGGATGGTGGATCCAAGGCTGACGGCGTGATGTATATCCGCCCAGGTGCCAAGGGTCTGGACATGGGCCAGTCGCGCTATGCCCAGGTCCGCATCATGGTCGACGGAACTCACTACCTGAAAGGCATGGCCGTCTACAAGGACGACCTGCCTGATGGTGTGGACATCGCGTTCAATACCAACAAGCCTCGTGGCACACCCATAAAGGCCAAGGACGATGATGCAAGTCAGGTCCTGAAGCCTACGAACAAGGGTCCTGACGGTAAGACCGACATGGACAACCCTTGGGGTGCTGCGATCAAGGCTGGTGGACAACGCGGACATCTGAACATCGTCAATGAGGAAGGCGCTGACTGGGATACCTGGTCTCGCAACCTTCCTTCTCAGATGTTGTCCAAGCAAAGACCAGAGCTCGTCAAGCAGCAGCTAGCTGTGACTCGGGAGAATCGACGCCAAGAGTTCGCAGACATCAAGGCGTTGACCAACCCGACGATCAAGAAGAAGTTGCTCGAGACGTTTGCTGAAGAGACGGACTCCGCAGCTGTGCATCTCAAGGCAGCGGCCATCCCGAATCAGGCAACACGAGTTCTACTACCGATCAACTCGGTAAAGCCTAAGGAGATCTACGCCCCCCAGTTCCGTGATGGGGAAAGGGTTGCGCTCGTGCGCTTCCCCCATGGTGGTACGTTCGAGATCCCTGAGCTTACGGTCAACAACAAGAATGCAGAAGCCAGGAAGATGTTTGGTCCTGGTGGTGCCAAGGATGCGGTTGGTATTCACCACTCCGTGGCAGAGCGCCTATCGGGTGCCGACTTCGATGGTGACACAGTACTGGTCATCCCCAACAACAAGGGTCGGATCAAATCTACTCCTCCATTGGAGGGGCTGAAGAACTTCGATCCTAAGAAGTCGTACCCCAAGTACCCCGGCATGGATCCCATTGACTCGGTCAAGGGTAGGGATCAGCGTGAGATGGGTCACATCACCAACCTCATCGCAGACATGACCATCAAGGGTGCTAGCCCACAGGAAGTGGCACGTGCGGTACGCCACTCCATGGTAGTGATCGATGCTAAGAAACATCAGCTCGATTTCAAGTCAAGCTACCGTGACAACGGCATCCCTGCACTGAAGGCCAAGTACCAAGGTAGTGCACGATCTGGGGCATCTACCCTGATCACTAGGGCAAGCGCAGAAGAACGTGTGCCCCATCGTAGGGCAGCACGTGCATCAGAAGGTGGGCCTGTGGATAGGGCCACTGGTGAGAAGCGCTATACCTATACAGGTAAGAAGCGTAAGCTGAAGGATGGCACGCTTGTAGATGTAACGATCAAGTCCAAGAAGCTAGCTGAGAGGACTGATGCAAGGACTCTCATTGATGGCCCTGGTACCCGGGTAGAGAAGATCTACGCTGACCATTCGAACGAGCTCAAGGCATTGGCTAATAGTGTACGTAAGGAAGCACTTGCTACACCGAAGCTAGAACGTTCGTCTTCAGCAGCAAAGGTGTACCACAAGGAAGTCGAATCTCTCAACTCCCAACTCCACCTTGCCCTTCTGAACGCACCATTGGAGAGGCAAGCTCAGGTCATAGGTAACCGGATCGCATACCAGAAGATTCGGAACAAGCCTGAGATGGAGAAAGAAGAGAAGAGAAAGATCGAGAATCAGGCCCTTGCTGAGGGCCGTGCCAGGACAGGTGCTGGTAAGACCAGGATCAAGATCTCACCCAAGGAATGGGAAGCCATTCAGCATGGTGCTATCAGTAACAGTAAGCTGACAGAGATCCTTAGGCACGCTGACATCGATGAAGTAAGGAAGCTAGCTACACCCAAGCAGAAGAAGCTGATGACCTCAGCTAAGACTGCACGTGCACAGGCCATGCTGGCAGCAGGCTTCACACAGAGGCAGGTTGCTGATGCTCTAGGTGTGTCTCTCACTACCCTCAAGGAAGGGGTTGCGTGAGCATGAGTGATGACTACCTAACTCAAGGCACACATGGTACGTACATGCTCAGTACTGTGGACAATCCCTTCTCACCATTCACTCAGTTCAAGGAATGGTTTGCCTATGACGTAGGCATGGGGTACCACAGTGCGTCCTTCCTAGCACGCATCGCTAGTACTAGTGATGAGTTGAGTAGTGCTGACCAGGCCATAGCCATAGAGCAAGCCATTGATGAGATCGTACGCGAGAATGTTAGTGGCATGTGGGTCAAAGTAAAAGAAGATGATTTCGATTCGGATTCGATTGATGAGTGAGAGATCATTCGTTGGTCGAGTCCGTCTCGATTCATAGGGGGGGAGGGGGGTAAAATTTCCGGCCCCCTCTTTCTATCGCCCGGCTTCCAAAAAAAGCCCCGGTGGTACTTTTGGCACGAACAAGAGCAAAGAAAGGCGGGGGAGTCCTATGTGGATGTTGCTTTGGCTGCCGAGAATGACGCTTGGCCGCCTGTTCCGTCCGGTGAACGCTTGGATGGACCAAGTAGCAGCCGACGTCGAGTTCCTCGTCGAAGAGTGGCGCAAAGAGAACGCCTAGAAGTTATCCCAAACCTTCCGAGAACTGAAAGGAGGAGTCTCCAATGGCACGGGCGAAGCATCCAGAAGGAAAGAGAAGGACCCGTCAACCGGCGACTTCTCCTGAAGGTCGAGAACTCGAGATCGCTGCCTCCGCCTATGACCTGGCTGAGGAGCAGATCATCCAAGGTACAGCCTCTTCCCAGGTCATCACGCATTTTCTGAAGATGGGTTCGTCTCGCGAGCAACTGGAACGGCAGAGGATTGCGCACGAGAACGAACTACTGCGTGTCAAGCGGGACAACATCGAGGCACAGACTCGAATCGAAGAGCTGTACGTGGAAGCCATCGGTGCGATGCGCTCCTACAGAGGTACAACGGAAGAAGAAGTACATGAGCTTCCAGAGTAAGACGTATTCCGAGCTAGTTCAGCTCGAGACCATTGCCGAACGCTTTGAGTACCTCGTTCTACCGGGCTCAGTCGGCAAACGGACCTTCGGTTACGACCGTTGGTTGAACCAACAGTTCTACCAGTCCTTTGCGTGGCGTAAAGCGCGTGAGATAGTGATCCTACGTGACATGAGCTGCGATCTGGGCGTTGAGGGCTATGAGATCTATGAGGGAATGCTGGTTCACCACATGAACCCGCTTTCCGTAGAGGATCTCGTTGATGGTGCCCAATCCGTCATAGATCCGGAGTACCTGATCACTACCTGCCTCAGTACGCACAACGCAATCCACTACGGGGATCGAACCCTACTCCCGAGCGTGCCCGTCGAACGAAAGTACGGCGACACTAGGCTCTGGTAAGGAGGCACCATGGCAGTCACGTACCGCAAGATGTACTTCGACAGCGACGACCGCGAACTGGTGTCCAACCAGTGGTTCGTTCTGCTGTACAACATCCACAAGTACGCCGACATCGAGTTCAACGTCAACGAGGGCCATCGCACGTTCCCTCGGCAGCAGGAGTTGCTCGATGAGAAGGGTCTCTGGTCTCCGAGCAATCCGCACGGCGCCGCACGACCCTCCCACACGGCTCCGCACATTCGGACGGACCGTCCGGACCATGCGATCGACGTCGACGGCGCTGCCGCGCTGATCCAGGCGGCCGCTCGCCGTGGCGTGACGCTTCGGCGTACGGTTCCGGGTGAGCCCTGGCACCTCGAGGCCGACACGGCTCAGCTCGCGCGCTACTACCACGAGAACAAGGCGGGTGTGTGGGCCGATCTCAAGGACAAGAAGGCCCCGCCGAAGCCCAAGAAGTCGACGACCAAGTCGGTCACCAAGATCGACGAGAAGGGTGTGGCGGCCATTGCCGCATTCGAGGGCAGCGTCAAGAAGGGCGGCAAGCACGTCCCTTACAAGGACGCTGTGGGCGTCTGGACCATCGGCTACGGCCACACCTCCGGTGTCGGGCCGAAGTCCAAGCCTCTCACGGAGAAGCAGGCGAAGGATCTGCTGCTCAAAGACCTCAACCAGGTCTACGTGCCGCCGGTCGTTCGCGCCTTCAAGCGCAACAACGTCAAGCTGCGTCAGCGTGAGCTGAACGCCGTCGTCTCCGCCGTCTACAACCTCGGTCCGGGCATCCTGGATCCGGGTCGGACGATGGGCGACGCCATCCGGTCGCAGAGCCGCTCCAAGATCGCCAATTCCTTCCTCGTCTACACCAAGGCGGGCGGAAAGGTGCTCCCGGGGCTGGTCAAGCGGCGCAAGGCCGAGCGCAAGACCTTCCTCGGCTAACCGACACCTGAAAGGGGGTGGGGAATGGAACAGAGCATATTGCTCAGCACGAAGAAGATCCTGGGTATCGGAGCGGACGACACATCGTTTGATCTCGACATCCTGACCTTCATCAACACAGCATTCTCCACCCTCAACGATGTCGGGGTGGGGGTTGCTGGCGGCTTCACCGTCCTTGATCAGGACGTGGAGTGGGATGACTACGCAGGCGCGGCAGTCATCGACGACACGCAGGTCAACGACATCAAGACCTACGTGTTTCTTCGCGTGCGGATGCTGTTCGATCCGCCCGGTACTCCATATCTGATCAACGCGTTCAAGGACCAGCTCGACGAGCACGTCGTGCGCATCAGCATGCGGCGTGAAGCAACCGATTGGGTCGATCCTGACCCGCCGGTGGTGCTCGAAGATGCCTAACATGGTCATCGTCGCGATCCCGCGCGCGGAGGACCCCGTCTGGAAGTATTCCAGCGAGAAGAAGCCTCACTGCACTCTCCTGTTCCTAGGGGAGGATCAGTCGAAGGCCGCCGCCATCACTGCATTTTTGGCACATGCAGTTTCCATCCTGGATCGGGGCCCCTTCGGGCTATCGGTTGATCGCCGAGACAAGCTCGGACAGGATGAAGCGGATGTTCTCTATTTTCGGAAGGACTGGGCCACAAAGGAACTCGCTTCCTTCAGGTCCACTCTTCTGAAAGACAAGAACATCCGAGATGCGTACGATTCCACTGAACAGTTCCCTGAGTGGAATCCGCATCTAACTATGGGGTATCCGTTGACCCCAGCGAAGAAGGACGACAGGGACTATCCGGGGTTCCACTGGGTTGAGTTCGATCGTATCGCCCTCTGGACCGGGGACTATGAAGGCCCGGAGTTCCGGCTCGAGTACAACTACGACAGAGAGATGGAGGTGATGATGCAGACCGCAGAAGTTGACAAGGTAATCGCCGACATCCTCGAACACCACGGGGTCAAGGGCATGAAGTGGGGCGTTCGCAAGGCCGCCCGAGGCGTGGGTCGAACTATCCGTGGAGTCGACAGCCAGAACCGTTCGCGATTCAACCCCGATTTCCAGAAGGAAGAGGGACGCAACACGGGTCACGACGCTTGGAACACGGTTCTCGGTGTCATCGTTCCGGTGTACGCCCCCGCCACCATCCCATCTCAGGCTCGGCTGATCGGGAAGGCCGCTCGCGCAGTCACTGGTGGTAAGGACGGGCGTCAGGAGCGGAAGTTCGAGGCTCGTGCCAATCACACCAAGACGATGGTGCAGCTTCACAACAAGGCAGTCCCGGATCTCAACGCGGGTCAGAAGAAGATCAACGCCAAGTACAAGGGCGTCAACCTGACTGACCCCAAGAACGCGGCGAAGCAGCGGAAGTACCACCAGGAAACGACGGACATGATGGCGAAGGTGTACCAGAAGCATGCCAACGCCACCACGAGCGCGTCAGGTAAGCACGTCTACGACGTCGAGCGTCATGGAGACAACATCAAGCTCGTGACCAAGAGGATCAAGCACGCCGACGACGAAGAAGGCGTGTCGCTTACCTTCAAGCTGCTCACTTCGGACACCGGGCATATCTACGACATGAAGCTTCAGCCTCTGACCCACGCGGAGGAGTTCGTCGAGGACTTCCTCGCTCACTACGGCGTCAAGGGCATGAAGTGGGGTCAGCGCAAGCCGCGTGCCGCAGTCCGGACCAGTCAAAGCTCAACCCTCACGGGTAAGGCGAAGGCGAAGGCGACTGGCGGCGAGGGTCACAACGCTTCTCCCGACGCGGTCAAGGTCGCGGCGAAGAAACAGAAGCTCAAGAAGAGTGGAGTGGCTTCGCTGTCCAACAAGGACCTGCAGGATGTCATCGAGCGCGCGCGACTCGAGACGCAGGCCCGGGAAGCGGTCGCCGGGTCCGGCAAGAAGTTTGTCAAGAAGAAGCTCGGTCAGCAGGTCGATCAGCAGACCCAGGCCGTCATTCGCGAGGCGATCAAGAAGAAGAGCTCGAAGTAGAAAGGAGGCTTCATGGCGCTGTCCAATACTGCAACACCGATCTATTACGGGCAGTTCCGTGAGGCCGTCGTTCATGGGGAGATTCCGGTCAACCGGGAGATCTCTGCGGAGATGAACCGCATCAACGCGCTCATCGACAACCCGAACATCTACTACGACGATCAGGCGGTGGAGGGCTGGGTCCGCTTTTGTGAGCACGAGATGACGCTCACGGACGGTGGCGACCTCCACCTTCTGTTCTCGTTCAAGCTGTGGGGGGAGCAAGTCTTTGGGTGGTACTACTACGTCCAACGCTCCGTCTACGTTCCGTCCGAAGAAGGCCATGGTGGCCACTACGAAACTAGGACGGTCAAGAAGAGGCTGACGGTCAAGCAGTACTTGATCGTGGCCAGAGGTGCGGCCAAGTCAATGTACGCCGCCCTCCTACAGGCCTACTTCATGACGGTCGACACGTCGACCACACACCAGATCTGTACTGCTCCTACCATGAAGCAGGCAGAGGAGACCATGTCTCCGATCCGAACTGCGATCACGCGCGCGCGTGGGCCGCTGTTCAAGTTCCTCACAGAGGGTTCCCTACAGAACACCACTGGCTCCAGAGCACTCCGAGTCAAGCTGGCGTCTACTAAGAAGGGCATCGAGAACTTCCTCACCAACTCTCTCTGTGAGATTCGGCCCATGGCCATCAACAAGCTTCAGGGACTCCGTCCTAAGATCAGCACCATCGATGAGTGGCTGTCCGGTGACCTCAGAGAAGACGTCATCGGTGCTGTTGAACAGGGAGCGTCGAAGTTGGACGACTACTTGATCATCGCCATCAGCTCAGAAGGAACGGTCCGCAACGGTTCCGGTGACACAATCAAAATGGAACTTGCTGACATCCTCAAGGGCGAGTACAACGCGCCTCACGTCTCGATCTGGCATTACAAGCTGGACGAGTTGGAGGAAGTAGCGGATCCGGGGACCTGGGTAAAGGCCAATCCCAACCTAGGCATCACGGTTTCATACGAGACTTACCACCTGGACGTCGAGAGAGCTGAGAAGGCTCCCGCGTCGCGTAACGATATTCTCGCCAAGCGATTCGGCATCCCGATGGAGGGCTACACGTACTTCTTCACGTACGAAGAGACGATCCCTCATCCCTCGCGCGATTTTTGGCAGCTCCCTTGCGCAGTTGGCGCCGACCTCTCACAGGGCGACGACTTCTGTGCCTTCACCTTCCTCTTCCCTCTGGGCGGAGAGAGGTTCGGGATCAAGACGCGGAGCTACATCACGGAGCGGACTCTGTTCCTGCTCCCCGCGGCCATGCGCGCGAAGTACGAGGAGTTCACTAAGGAAGGTTCGCTCTTTGTCATGCCTGGCACCGTGCTGGACATGGACGAGGTCTACGAAGATCTGGATGCGTTCATCATTCAGTCCGAGTACGACACGCGCGCGCTCGGGTACGACCCCTATAACGCCAAGTCATTCGTGGCTCGGTGGGAGCAAGAGAACGGACCCTTCGGAATCGAGAAGGTGCTACAGGGTGCGAAGTCGGAGTCGGTCCCACTGGGCGAGCTGAAGAAGCTGGCACAGGATCGCTTCCTCATCTTCGATCAATCCCTCATGCAGTTCGCCATGGGTAACGCGATTACCCTGGAGGACACCAACGGGAATCGCAAGCTCCTCAAGAAGCGACAGGAGGAGAAGATCGACAACGTGGCGGCCATGATGGATGCGTGGATCGCTTACAAAGCTAATAAGGAGGCCTTCGAGTAATGCTCAAGGCGCACATCTGGAAGAGAAGGACTCGAGGTGAGCGGGAGGAAGTTGACATCTCGCTCTTCAACGAGGACGACTCCCCGTTTGTCGGAGGCGG